GATGGGCAAAACACGAATGCAAGCATTGGGAATACATGCTAGCGAGACTGCTTGGGTAGGTACCAAATTTGATGCAGTCATGGACAATAATGGCACAATAGACGATTTATATGATCAAGTGCTTGGTATTATAAGTCCGGAACAAGGTCACCTTGACGCCAGCGAACGCCCTCTTTATGCAGGACTTGTACGCAGTTAGCACATACAGTTTTTAAGTTGGTGGGTCGGCAGTTGTTTAAATCTCCATCCACATGAAACACTGTGAACACTTCCTTGTGTGGTGACTTAAAACCACACTTGTCACACTGATTCTTTACACGGTATCCCATGCGATACCAACGGGCAACACCATGCCCTTGGCCGTGCTTTGAACACACATTACACATGCTTCTGTAGTATGTGTGTCCGTTTTTGTGATAATTCACTGCGGCAGGTCTCAAACCGCAACTGCATAGTGGTCTCATGTTGTATTTACGCAAAGCTGGTCTTTTCGAGACCTTTTCGGTGGTGTATATAACACCCGAAATTTCAAAATGCTATAAATACATATAGGAACATGTACTCATGGAGATAACACAATGGCTCAATTAAGTTCACCAGGCGTAAGCGTAACAGTAGTAGACGAGAGTTTTTACACTCCGGCTGCACCGGGCACAGTCCCGCTGATTATTGTAGCTTCACAAGAAAATAAACAAAATGCTTCCGGTACTGGTACCGCGTTAGGCACATTAGCATCAAATGCTGGCAAGGCATATTTGATTACCAGTCAGATGGAACTAGGAAATACCTTTGGTATTCCGTTTTTCCAAACTGATGCTAGTAACAACCCTGTACACGCAGGCGAAGTTAACGAATACGGTTTACAAGCGGCTTATAGCTTTTTAGGTGTAAGCAATCGTGCGTATGTGGTACGTGCAGATTTGGATACAAAACAACTGCTAGCAACAGCAACAGCACCAACAGGCCGACCAGCAAATGGTACATATTGGTTTGATGTTTCAAACACCAGTTTTGGTGTATTTGAATGGAGTGCCGCAAGCGCAACAACTACAAGTGGGCAGACATTTACAAATCAAGCAGTAACAGTTATCACAGATGTGACACAATGCGTGGGTGGGGCCGCTGGAGCCGCTCCGTTGGCCAGCATTGGACAAGTTGGAGATTATGCAATTGTAGCAACTTCAACACTAAACAAATTGTGGTTGAAAAAGTATCTAACAGACACAGTCGCTGGCACATGGGTAGAAGTGGGAACTCCAACTTGGAAGAAAAGCTGGCCATCCGCAACTGGTACAATTGCCAGTCCAACATTGACAAATACAGGTACTACATTCAGTGGCGTTATCAGTAACGGTAACGGTTCAACAGCTGGTACAGTACTAACAGTTACCACAGCAATCACCGGCGGTACACTTGGTGTTGGTAACGAACTAGCAGGAACAAATATTTCCGCAGGCACTGATATCAGAGCAGTTAACACAGCAACATTTACTGGCAGCACCACTGGAACAACACTAACTGTTAGCGGTAGTGTGGTAGGTACTATTTCAGCTGGTATGGCAATTAGTGGCGGTGCAATTCCAGTAGGCACTTATATCAGCGCATTTGTATCAGGTACTCCTGGTGGAGTTGGAACTTACACTATCAGTGCAAGTGTTTCACAAGCTTCTACAACAATTACTGGTACAAGTTACACAGTAAGTCTAACAAGTTTGGCCGCAGTGGTCAACCCAATCACAACAGGTGGCGACACATTAACCATTAACAGTAATTTGTTAACTGGTGTAACATTTGCTAATCTAGCAACAGCAATTAATGATGCTGGTATTGCGGGTGTTACAGCATCAATAATTAACGGGTACTTGAACATTTATTCAACTGGCATTGATGTTATCTTATCAGGAACAACAGTTGCTAAAGTTGGTTTATCTTCAACAACATACAAAGCACCAGCATTGACACTATCTGCTCACTTTAATGTTCCAACTTATAAAACAGTTGATAACACTGGAACAGCAAATGGTTATCCAACAGGTAGCTTATGGATCAAGACAACCAGTGTTAACAAAGGTGCAGACTGGATTATTAAGAAATATAATTCTGCAACAAGTACATTTATTGAACAATCTGTTACATTACGGGCAAACGGTGCTGCCGCATTGGCAGCATTAGATCCAATAGGTGGCGGCATTAATTTAGCAGTTGGTCAGCTCTATGTAAAATATAATGATGACGATGGCACACCAAATCTTGCAAACTTTAAGATTTACGGACGTAGTGGAGTTGGCGCTACATCAATTACAAGTAGTGCAATCACAGCCAGTACATTTACTGCTGGTTCAAATTCATTTACTATTACACAAAGTCAAGTGGGTAGCAGTTCTATAGCAAGTGCGGTCACAGTAACATTTGTTGCAACTGCTGCCGTTAGTGATAGTACAGTGTTTCTAACAGCATTCAGTGCGGCCGTTAGTGATACAAACATAGTTGCCACACTAAACAGCGATAACAGTGTGACTATTACACACAGCGCAGGCGGCGACATTTACTTGGTTGATCAAACAGCCAATCTTCCACTAGCCAAGATATTCACAGTTGGAACAACCGCAAATTACTATGCAAGTAGCAACGGACTAGCAAACAATTATACAGCTACATTATGGTCAAGCACCACTGGATCAACAGCATTTGCTCCAGCATCTAAAACTGCTCCAACCACACGCCCAGCTACTGGTACATTGTGGTTCAACAGCGATGTGGACGAAGTTGACATGATGATACACAACGGTACCATATGGGTTGGCTATTTGAACTATGTACAAAACGGTGTAGGTGGAACAACTACTGATCCTAACGGTCCTATTGTTAGCGCAACAGAACCAACAGTACAAAGCGATGGCACAGCACTGGCCCATGGCGATTTATGGATTGACACAGAAGACTTTGACAACTATCCACACATTTACAAATACGATTATTTGAATAAAAAGTGGATTCAAGTTGATAACGCTGACCAAACAACTGAAAATGGTATTTTATTCCGTGATGCACGTTGGAATACAACAGGAACTGGTTCTGCTCCAAGCACAATTAAATCATTGTTATCAACAAACTTTGTAGACTTTGACTGTCCAGATCCTGCACTATATCCACGTGGTATGTTGCTATGGAACTTGCGTCGTTCAGGTAACAACGTATTGAGATATGTAACAAATTATGTAGATGTAAACGCACGTAACACACGTTTTGGCGCAGGCGCAGGTGAATTAATGACTGGATACTACGCAGACCGTTGGGTAAGTTATGCGGCCAACCAAGTTGATGGCAGCGGATCATTTGGACGCAAAGCTCAACGTGCAGTTGTGTTACAAGCATTGACAGCATTGATTAATGAAAATCAACAAATCCGTGATGAAGACAGTCGTCAGTTCAACTTGTTGGCTTGCCCTGGTTACTTGGAAACATTGAGCGCATTGGTTGACTTGAATACAAGTCGCGGTGAAACATCGTTCATCGTTGCTGACACACCAGCTCGTTTAACATCAGATGCTACAACATTAAGCAACTGGGGACAAAACGTTAACTTGGCAGCAATTGACGGTGAAAATGGTTTGATTGCTACTAACAGCTATGCGGCAGTTTACTATCCATGGGGCTTTACAACTGACTTGCTAGGCAACAACATTGTTGTTCCACCAAGCCACATTATGTTGCGTACAATTGCTCTAAGCGATAATGTTTCTTATCCATGGTTTGCACCAGCTGGTGTACGTCGAGGCGGAGTAACAAATGCCAGCTCAGTGGGTTATGTGGATGCACAAACTGGTGAATTTATCACAGTGGCATTGAACACTGGACAACGCGACACATTGGCAGGCGTACATGTAAATCCAATTACATTTATTGCTGGCACAGGACTAGTTGCATACGGACAGAAGACTCGTCAGCTAATTGCAAGTAGTTTAGACCGTATTAATGTGGCACGTTTAGTAATTTATTTACGTTACCAATTGAATCAAATTGCAAAACCGTTTGTATTTGAACCAAATGATACAATTACACGTAACGAAATCAAACAACAAATTGAAAAGATGTTGCTTGAGTTAACAGGACAACGTGCTTTATATGATTATATCGTAGTGTGCGATAGCTCAAATAACACACCTGCTAGAATTGATAGAAACGAACTACACGTTGATATCGCGATTGAACCAGTTAAGGCAGTGGAGTTTATTTACATTCCAATGCGTTTAGAGAACACTGGCGCTATCAAAGGCTTGTAAAATAATTAGGAGAACATAAATGGCAATTGCGGCACTATCAAACTTCACAGTACCACTAGCATCAGATCAAAGTGCGAGCTCACAGGGCATGTTAATGCCCAAGTTGCAGTATCGCTTTAGAGTCAACTTTGAAAACTTTGGTGTAACTGGTTCAACAACAGAAATGACCAAACAGGTAATTAGTCTTAATAGACCAACTGTTGAGTTACAAGATCAGACTATTGATATTTACAACAGCGTTATCCACTATGCTGGTAAACCCAAATGGGGAGGCATCACAATTAACTTGCGTGATGATGTAACTGGCCAAGTTAGTCGACTAGTTGGCGAACAAATGCAAAGACAGTTTGACTTCTTTGAACAAAGTTCGGCAGCATCAGCCGGTGACTATAAGTTTACATTGCGTATGGAAATGTTAGACGGTGGTAACGGAACAAGTACTCCTACAGTTTTAGAAACATGGGAAGTATATGGCTGTTACATTCAAAAAGTTGATTACGGCAAGTTAGCTTACAAAGAAAACGGCCCAATTGAAATTGTACTAACAATTATGATAGATAATGCAGTACAAACAACCGGCGGATCATTAGGTGTTTCACCTGCTGTAATGACGTTCCCAGGCGGTACAAACGCACTAGGCGCTTAATACAAAAAACCCAACTAGGTTGGGTTTTTTAATGACTCGTCATTAACTACCCACTTAATATTTTCGATAAATATTTGTATGGCATTCACAGCAAATAATCATCTAACAGCAGATACAAAAACCACGTTGAAGGATTATCAACACGCGGCTAAATTATTTGTACCTGATCAATTTAGACTGGCACCAAAACATAATTTCTTATTTCATGTGGCGTTTAGTATCAATCCCAGCGCATTGAGAAATACAAATTTAACACAGCGATACAGTAACGAAATTAATATGCTGGTTAAAGGTATTGATTTGCCTTCGTTTAAAATATCTACTGAAGTATTAAATCAATACAACAGAAAAAAAGTTATGCAAACCACTCATGCTCCAGGGGAAATCAAAGTAAAATTTCACGATGACAACATGGGTTTAATTAATCAACTTTGGCAAAATTATTACAGCTATTATTATGCAGATTCTATAAGTGCAAACACCAACGGTGCCTACAACAGAAACGCCATGCGTAATAGTAATTTTATCACAGCACCCTACGGACTTGATGCTGGTAGTACTGCACCATTCTTCAATTACATCACAGTTTATCAAATGGCCCGTCACGAATTCGTCAGCTACAAATTGATAAACCCAATTATTACCAATTGGAATCATAACAAATTAGATTACTCTGATACCAAGACTCATGATTTTGATTTAGGAATTGCCTATGAGTCGGTTGCCTATGGCCTTGGCGCAGTCACAGCCGGAGATCCTGAAGGGTTTGCGTTAACGCACTATGACGTTACACCTAGCCCGTTACAAGGCCTTAATCCTGATCCAACTGTGTCAGATCCAAGTTTTGTAAAAAGTTTAGACACAGAAGGACTTTCCGCTGGCATTCTTAACAATGCTGTTAACACAGTCAACACTTATCAAAATACCAGTTCAGGCGGAGGAGGCATCATGACAACATTGGGAACTATCGGTGGAGTAGTTGCCGCTGGCGCTGGCATAGCGGCTGCATTTCCAGGCGCGGCAAGTGCAGTTGGTAGTGCATTAGGCGGTGTTACCAGTGCTATATCAAGTGGTTTTACTGGCGCATCTAACTTTGTCAGCGACCTATTTAATTAAAGAAAATTATGAACGGAAATTTACCCAGCCAACAAACACCTGTAAAATCATTCTTTGATAATTATTTTGTTAAAGAAGTTACATTCCCATCGGGTGAAATAGATGCCACAGTGGCATTTTTTCAAAAACGAGGATTTGATGAAATCAGTGCCAAAAGTACTGCAATAATTTTATTAAATCAAGCAAGAATTGAAGAGGTAAGCGTTTTTAAATTGCTCGATACAT